AGCCCGCGCCGAAGAGATCATCCGGACGCTTTATCTCTTCGGCGCGGGCTTCCTCGATGTAACCTTGCAGCCGAATGTGATCTATGATGGCATCACCTCCTTGCCGGAAGAACTCATACCTGGCCTTGAAATAGGAGCAGAGAACCAGGAGCGAGGCCGCCAGCAGAAAAAAGAAGTAGTGGTAAACCTTCATAGGTTAAGCCCGGGCAACGAGGACCAAGGCCACCGAGACTACCCAGGCCATCATCCCGAAGGATACCAGCCGGGTGACAGAGGCATCTATCCCCGTTTTGGGGGTTACTTCTTGCAAGCTCCCGACCTTGCGACCCATGTAATGGATCGGCTGTGGCTTATGCCACCGCAGTCCGGCGAGGGCTTGCGCATGTTTATTCTTCGTCATATTGAGTTGTTAAGGATTATTTTTCTATTATACTATCAATTATAACGATAAGTCAACGAAGCCATTGTGGATAACTCCCAGAAATCTTGGCTTGCTTATGGTATAATTTATGCAGATGGTTAATAACTTCCTGTCCTTTATTGCCTGCAAGCGAGTGTGCCATTGCCAGTTCTGCCATGCCAACTTCGAGTTCGCCGCCGAAAAGTTCTATACCGTGCTGCCGGAGAACGTGTGGCATGAGGTAGGCACCTTTCCGGAGCCAATGTACTGCAAGCCGTGTTATTTTAAGCTGATGCCGTATGCGAATACCCCTCATCACCCGAAAGCTGGACCCTTTGATGGAGACCAAAACGGTCCAGTGTCCCAAGTGTAAGAACAGCACGGATATCAAGTTCCGCGATCCGAAGCAGCACGGATACACCCAGACCTTCTCTTGCCAGAACCGCAACTGCCGCAACCTTATCACGGTTCAGATGCAGAAAAGGAAGGTTGTGACTCCCGGTCCGGTCAAGAAAGAGGCGTTCTTTACCCTGGGTATCAGCAAAAAGGGCTTTGAGGTCTTGGAGCGATATATCAAGCATACCAAAAAGCGGCTGGGCTTGAAGCTGACCATTGATATGGCCGTTGAGCATATCCTGGGAGAACTCGATGCCGGGCTTACCAATTTTGAAGCCGTAGACGACCAACTATGATGGAAGCCCCCTTAAAATGGTGTCCCACGAAGCCCTACTGCGTACGCTGGGGGCATAACGTTCACTTCAAGGAAAGTTGCGTGCGGTGCAGGCAGGCCCGGACCGCCTTTATGACCAAATACGGGAAGGATAGTTTATTTTCAGCGCTCGATGAACTCTACCCTAGCCAACCCCAAGCTAAAGAAAGACCCCATATGAGCGTCAAACGTGTCATCTTGGGCTTTACCGATGTGTTCAGGTTCGTTTTATTCGCCACCTTAATGGTCCTGGTGATCGCCGGATGGGTCTATATGACGGTCCAGGCCGTAAAAGCCATTCTGTAACCGCTGTATGGTGTGTCGCTATACCGGAAAAAGAACCTACGGAGAAGATAACGCCAAGAAGCAAGCCCGGTGGTCCGGAGTTGGCAGGGCGTATAAGTGTCCCCAGTGCTTCGGCTGGCACCTCACCCGGCAAGAGAAGCAAGACCAAAGATACTACGTTTCCAGAACCAAACGATAATGCGTATGTGGCATAGCATCAAACAAAACGCACCGTGGGTACTATTGCTCCTTTGCCTACCGGGTATTCCGATTTTTCTCTTAGTTTTATTCCTTAAATGGCTCTTATGGTGACTTGTGACTGCATCGTCTCTCCGAGCCAGCCCTGCGTGCATCTGAAAGCTCTTGATATCGAGCAAGAGATCGTCCGGGACCACACCGAAAAACTCACCGAGCTTGCCAAGGAGCTTATCGCCATGGCTAATCGCATCTATGCCTACCTCGATAAGTAAATATTGCAACTGGGATGACGACCCCTGCTCCCGTCCGGTCCGGTGCGAGAACGGCAGATGCTTCTTACATTGCTCCAGGACAACAGAAGTAACCCATAAAGCAAAGCGTGATAAGATAAAGTCATCCGATAACCATGCTTCGCTATGCCGACCATCAAAAGACCCCCTTCCAGGAGTGAAATAGCTATTGACAAGATGATGGGAAAAGGTGGTAAAAAACCTTTGGCCCCAATGACGGCTTTGCGAGAGGCAGGATACGCCGAGGCCTATGCCAAGAACCCGGCGCACTTCTTCGCCACTGAACAGGCGCGACAGATCATCCAAGAGAAAGTAACACCAGAGCTTATCTCATCGGTTCACAAAGGGTTACTGAACGCTTTGGAGATACGGACTTTCTACTTCGAGCCGGAAGTGAGTGAAGAGACTATCCGGGGCATAATGAAGGACGCTGGCTTTAAGCTCAAGGCGCTGCTCAAGCCAAAGAAGGTGGCGTGGAAGGGGACATTGCGGCAGGCGATCTGCCTGGTGCCAAACACCAAAGCGCGAGACGGCGCCTTAGACAAAGCTCTCAAGCTCCATGGACTCTATGCAGACCAAGAACAACCCCAAGGTGGACAATTTAGAGGCATTGATACGACGCGGCTTACAGGTCGCCTCTCCGAAATTATTGTCCGAGTTATCGAGCTTGGACGAGGAGTTGAAGATCCGGGAACAGGAGAACAAGTGCGAGAAGTTCACCCCGAACGGCAAGAGTGAGCAGTTCATCAAGCTGGTTGGCGCGGACAGATGCTTCGTCAACCTATTCTTCGGCGGCAATGGCACCACCAAAACGGGCACCGGAGTCAACATAGTCGCCAATATCTGCTTTGGACCGCAGAACGAGTGGTTTAACGGCCTTCCCTTGTTTGAAAAGTTCCCCTATCTCAAGCGTGGACGCATTATCTCCGACCCCACGACCATCAAGGAGAAGATCATCCCGGAGCTTAAAAAGTGGTTCCCCTCGAACAGGTACGAGGTCAAATACGAGACCGAGAAAGCAGGCAAATTCTGGGAGTCCAAGTGGACCACAAGCACCGGGTTCGAGTTTGACATAATGTCCAATGAGCAAGATGCCAAGGAGTTTGAGTCCACCGATCTTGGCTGGTGCTGGTTCGATGAGCCAAGCCGGGAGGAGATATTCTCGGCCACCGTAGCCCGTGGACGTATGGGCATGGTCATCTTCTGGACCGTAACGCCCCTGCTCTACTCCGCATGGATGAAAGACCGGTTGTATGACAAGCGGGATGGCAAGGAAATTGACTTTATCGAGGCCGAAATGGAGGACAACTGCGAAGAACACGGGGTCCGTGGCATCTTGCAGCACAAGAACATCGAGCGCATGATCGCCCAGATGACCCCAGATGAGCGGGAGGCGCGCGAGAAGGGTAAGTTCGGCCACCTAGTAGGCCGGGTGCATAAGCTCTTTGACCGCCGTATCCACGTCATCCAGCCGTTTAAAATCACCCCAGAAGAGTTTACAGTGTACCGCGCGTTAGATACCCACCCCCGGGAGGATGACCATGTGCTTTGGATGGCTATAAACTCCAAAGGCGTGAAGTTCTTTATTGCCGAGTTGGTGATGAAGGGGACCGACGCGCAGCTTGCTGCAGCTATCAAGGCCATTGAGGGCGGCTGGCGTGGGGCTGGCGTGGGCGGCAAAATATCCGGTCCCATTGACCCTTCGGCCTACAACATGGACCTGCGAACGGGTGAGAAGAGCTTTGGAGACAAGCTGCATGACCTGGGTTTGCAGTTCGAGCCAGGATCCAAAGACCTCTCCGGAGGCATCAGGGCTATGGATGAGGCGTTGTGGTTTGAGACAAAGCTCGATAAAATGGTCCGGGAGCCGATGATATACTTTTTCTCGACCGTTCCTATCGCAATAAAACAGGTTGAGACGTATGTTTGGGACGAATACGCTGGTAGGAGTCGCGACGACCACCAAAAGAAGCCCAAACCGAAGGATAAGGACGACCACAACGTCGAGAATGCCCACCGTCTGCTCATTGCCGACTATAAGTACGTCCACTTCCGGCCTGGCTCTTCCGCGATCCGCAACCGTCCATATGTGCCTGCCAGTCCCCTTGAGGGAGGTGACGTGCGGCCAGGAGGCGAGGCGCAGCGCATGGTGAGGGAGTCGGGTAGCGTGATACCCCGAAGGGCGTATGCGCCGGGGAGCGAGTTGGAGGGGAAATAAGGGGTGTGTGGCTGACCGGATAGGAGTCTAATCAGCTTCTTAGACTATGCGGGTTCGACTCCCGTCCACCCCTCAAGAAGCAAGGAAAGGTCGCGCATTAGACCGTGCGGCCTTGCTTCTGTCCTTGGAGTTATCCACACCTATACCGTAGCGACATAACACTCACCGCAAAGTAGCTCCGTAAAGCGTTCCTCGTTCTCAAAGACCGCGAGGCATTGAGCAGAGGACTTTATATGGCCTATTTCCTTGCCGCATTTGTCGAAAGTAAGGGTCGCCTTTTTTATTAGTCGTATTGCCATATCTTTATGTTACTACGGGATACGCGTCGAGTTATCCACAGGCAAGCTGTTTTGATGAAAATGTGGTATAATAACTCCGTGCAGTGATTTTTTCATAGCTCTTGACCCAGGAAGGGGTCGAGGGCGAAGAGTAGAAGAACCGGGGACACAAACATACACCAACCCCCAAAGGGTAACTACCTTGTACGCCCGGCTGGTTCCTCCACCCTTCGCTTTCGACCTTCTCGCCTAATGGACGCGCAACCGTCTATGGCAAATGTCCGATACTAACCAACTCCCTCCGTTGCAAAATCCGCTTGGTCAGTCAAGCGTGAATAAGGAGGATATTGCCAAGTTGGTCCTTCGGCAGATCAAGACCTCGGTTGATTTCAAGCGTCCCCGCCTCACCACAATTCAAAAGCACTACGACCTGTATAACAACGTGGTTACGCCCGCTCTCAAAGGGCGTTTTAATGTGCCTGTACCCGTTATGGGCGGGTTCATTGACACCCTGCAAGCCAAGACCAACGGATCGGTGAAGTCCCGCATCAAGCATACGAACCTGGCTGATTATCGAAGGGCGCAGATGTACCAGGGCGTCTACGACATTGACTCCAACCCCTTACATGCCCGGTACAAGATGAAGGACATCGCCGGGAAGAAGAACTGCGGCCTCACCGGACGCGCCGTATACAAGGTCTACTCCCGGTCCAAGCCCAGTTACAAGCACATTCTCGAACTCAAGGACATCTACGACTTCCTGTTTGAGCCGAATGGCGGCGGGTGGCTAGAGGACCATTACTTCTGCGGCGAACTCAACATCTTCCGCACCCGGGATGATATCAAAGCAGGTATCGCGTCCGGCATCTACGATGCCAAGCAAGCGTCTTTGCTTCTGGGTGGCGG